ATATTGTTACTAATGGCACAGATGGTAACGGTGCATCTAACTTTAATTTCGCAGGGAATCTAACTTACCCAAGTCGAAATGGTGATACAATAACTGATACTTCAGTTACAAACAATATATCCCTTCTAACAGTCACACAAGCGTCTGAGAGTGGTGATAATATCGAACCCGTTGATAATGTCAAGTACCTTGCTCCAAGGGTATATGCGTCGCAATACCGAGCAGTAACTGCAAATGATTATATTAGTTTGGTTCCGTCAGTTTATCCAAATATTGATTCTGTAAGTGCTTATGGAGGTGAGGAATTAGATCCTCCACAATTCGGAAAAGTTTTCATTACTGTTAAACCTAAGACTGGAGAGATATTATCAAACACTGCCAAATCAGCAATTAAAGCAGGATTAAAACAATATACAGTTGCTGGAATTCAACAAGAGTTTGTTGATTTGAAATTTTTATATGTTGAATATGATACTACTGTATCTTATGATCCTGGACTTATCACAACCAAAGAAGATTTATCCTCTCGTATTTTTAAATCGATTGAAACATATTCTAAATCATCAGACATTAACTCTTTTGGAGGTAGACTTAAGTATAGTAAGTTATTATCTACAATTGACAAAGTTGACACTGCAATCACTTCAAACATAACTGTTCTTAAAATGAGAAGGGATTTAAAACCTGCCTTTGGACAACTTGCAAACTATGAATTATGTTATGCAAATAGATTCCATGCGGACTTGGAAGGATTTAACATACGATCAACATCATTTAAAATTGAAGGAGTTGATGGTGACGTATTTTTAACAGATTTACCAAATTCTGATGGATTGACTGGTGTTGTTAGATTTTTTACTCTTATTGATAGTTCACCTAACTTTATTAACAATAATGCAGGTACTGTTGATTATGTAAAAGGTGAAATTATTTTATCTGCAATCAATATATCATCTTCAACGATTCCAAATAAAATTGAAATTGAAGTAATACCAGAGTCTAATGATATCATTGCAAAACAGAACCTTTATATTGTGCTAGATACTACTAGTGGAAGCAGATTGACTCTTTTAGAAGATTTGATATCTTCAGGTTCAGATAGATCAGGTTCGTCCTACACACCACCTTCAAGTTTCGTTAACAGTAAAAGGTTTATCAGATAGAAATGGCAGATACCAAAGTAAAAATTTCTCATATTCTGGATAGTCAAATTCCAGATTTTATTCAAGAAGATAATCCATTATTTAAAGAGTTTTTAAGTCAATATTATATTTCACAAGAACGTGAATATGGAAATATTGACCTTGCAGAGAATATTACTGATAATAAAAATATTTCTAATTTCATTGATCTCAATATTGTTGGTTTTCAAGCATTATCCCCAATTATATTAATTCAAGAGATTACTGCTTTTGATGATATTATTAATGTAAGCAATACTCTTGGTTTTCCAGATAGTTATGGTCTTTTGAAAATTGATAATGAAATTATAACATATACTGGAAAGACTGAAACCTCATTTACTGGTTGTGTTCGTGGATTTAGTGCAATAAGTGCATTAGAAAAAAATGGTAATCCAGAATTTTTAACTTTTAACACTACAGAGGCAGTTGAACATGCTCCAAATTCCGTAATTTCAAATTTAAGTCATATATTTTTAGTAAAATTTTACGAAAAGTTTAAAGCAAATTACTTACCTGGAGTTGAAAAGAGAAATTTCATGTCAGGACTCTCGGTAGAAAATATTTTATCAAGAGCAAAAGATTTTTATACTTCAAAAGGAACGGATACTGCACTTGATATTCTATTTCAAGTATTATTTGGAAAAAAAGTTTCTATTTTAAAACCTTTTGATGATACAATCACATCTTCTGATGCAGATTGGATTGTGGCGGATCAATTAGTAGTTGAAGCACTTGAAGGTAATCCAATTGATTTAGAACAAACTGTAGTTTTTCAGGAATCTTTTATTTCACCAACTGCTTCAGGTGCAGTGAGTAATGTTGAAGAAATATTTTTAGGAAATCAAAGATTTTACAGAATTTCTTTATCTAAAGGTTCAATTGATGGAACTTTTAAGGTAAATAACAAAACTCAAGTTATTGGAACCGCATCAACAACATCAGTTGTAACAGTAGACTCTACAGTTGGTTTTTCAACTGAAAATGGTTTTCAATATTTAAATTCATCAGGATCTTATGAGACATTAACATATCAATCAAAATCAGATAATCAATTTTTTGGTGTTAATTCTGATGTTTCATTATCTGAGGGAACTCCAATTATTGATAACATATTTATTTTTGGATATGAAAATAATGATACATCTAAAATATGTAAAATGCGTGTTATGGGAGCAATATCTAATGTTTCTAATAATTTTGAAAAAACTAAATTTTTTAGAGAAGATGATGATATAAAATTAAAGTATCTTGGGGAAAAAGTAAACATAAGTGACAAAAAATTTAACACTTGGTTTTATAATAACGTTTCATTCTTAGAAATTATACAACCAACGGTTTTAACTAACAATCTCCAAACTTTAAATAAACATTTTTTAAATGTAGGAGATAGAATTGATATTTTAGATAGAGAAACAAAAAATATTGTACAATCTGATGTAGAAATTAGTTCTACAATATCAGATACAGAGTTTAGTTATGTTGGAACTGCTGTTACATCAAGTATGGGTGCTTTTAGCATTAAAAAGAAATTAAAGTTTGCATCACCAAGCCTTGGACTTGGATTTTTAGTTTCTGATATCCAAAACACCTTCATAGATAAAGATAAAAATACTTATGTTGCGTTTTCTGGTTATCCTTCTGACAGTTCTCTTGAATCTACAGATAGATCGCAAATATTTGAATCAAATAAAATATTAGATAGTAAAATAAACCTACCAACACATGAATTTTTAAATGGTGAAAAAATTTATTATCAATCTTTATCATCTAATAGTACAATTACTGGAATAACAACTGGAACTTATTTTGTAAAAGTTGTAGATCCAAATAATATAAAATTAGCACTAAATGCTCAAAATTTATATTTAAATAATTTTGTACAAGTACAAGGAACTACTGGAAATGACCAGCACAAGATTACACCAGCGATTCCAATAGGTAACATAGTAACAAAATTAGAAAATCAAAATAATTTTAGAAGAATTTTAAAAACTCCAAAAAATAATCAAAATAATCAAAATATTAGCGGACCAATAGGATTAAGTTTAAATGGAATCGAATATCATTCTCCAATATCTAACGATTCTGTGTTTTATGGTCAAATTGATGATATCATAGTTTTAGATAGTGGAAATAATTATAGTGTTGTTTCTCCACCTGCAATTACAGTTTCTGATCCTTCTGGAAGTTCTGCAGTAATGAATGCTCATGTAAATGAGGGTAAAATTAAAGAAATAATTGTAACAAATAAAGGGTTTGATTACATAGACACACCATCAATAACAATAAGTGGTGGGCAAGGTCGAAATGTGCAAACTAAAGTTAGAATGGAGGCATTTAAGCATTCAGTATCATGTAATGATAAAAGAGGTGTTGATTTAGTAAATAATAAAATCACTATAGATGAGGATCATAGATTTTTAAATGGAGAAGAGGTTACTTATACTGCTAATGGAAAACCTATTAGCATTGATTCGGTAAGCGTTGGGTTTTCTACTAATTTACTATCAAATGGTGGTAATTATTTTATATCTCACGTTTCTGGAGATGATAGGGCATTTAAACTTCATATGTCAGAAGAAAATGCCATTGCAGGAATCAATACAGTTGATTTTACGGATTTTGGAAATAATAGACATACATTCACATCAAAAAGAAATAGAAATAGAATTGCTGAAATCGCTGTCGTAAATGGTGGTGAGAATTTTAAAAATAATAAAGTGGTTGTGACAAGTGATATTTACCCACCAGCAAATCAAGAAGATTTATTTAAAACATTTGTGGGAGTGAGCACTGTTGATAATTGCATTTATGCTAAAAATCATAATTTTCAAAATGGGGATGAAATAAAATACACAACTTCAAATACTGCAATTGGTGGATTGAACAGTTCTACAAATTATATTCTAACAGTAATAAATGATCACAAATTTAGATTAAGTTCTAATTTAGTAGATTATAGTAATAAAGTTTATATTGATCTTTCTACTTCAGGATCTGGCAATCATACTTTTAACTATCCTGATATATCTGTAAATATTAGCGGTCCAGTTGGATTAGGATCAACTGTTGCTCCAACATATTATACTGCAACTGCAGATCCAGTGGTAAAAGGAAAAATTTGTAATATTTTCATAGAATCTGGTGGTGTTGGATATGGTGTAACTAACATAGTCAATTATGTAAGAAAACCATCAGTAACAATAGAAACTGGTAAAAATTCAGAGTTGACACCTGTTGTTGATGCTAATGGTGAAATAAGTGAGGTTATCATAATTAGCGGTGGAGAAAATTATTCAACAGCACCTGAAATTGTGGTTGGAGGTTCTGGAAAATTTGCCAAATTAAGAGCAGTCGTTTCTAATGGAAAAATAATCTCTATTGAAATTTTAAACAGAGGGAAGGGATATTCTCAAGATTCTGGAGAAACTACAGTTACTGCAGTTCCGTTTGGATCTGGTTGTATTCTTGGTTCAGAATTACATGAATGGAAACTTAATAACGTTGAAAGATTTAACCATTATTTAACAGGAAATAATAAAGTTCTTTATGGTGACACTGTTCAGGTTAAATCTGAAAGCAGAGATAAGGGTAATAAAATTTGTGCTTTTTATCCTCCAAAAGATCTTAGAGAAAAATTACTTGACAATTTAGATTCAAATCAACAGGAATTGGAACCAGGAGACTCTGGATCTTCACATTCTCCTATTTTAGGATGGGCATATGATGGAAATCCAATTTATGGATCTATGGGTAATGCTAAAGCAATTCCAGATGAGTCTGGATCAGGAGGGTTGAAACGAATAAAATCTAGTTACGAACTTATTAATCCTGGAATAAGTGATAATTTAAGACCTTCAGGATTCTCTCAAGGAGATCTTATTGATGATTACATTTATACTGGACAGGGAGATTTAGATGAGCATAATGGTAGATTTATTGTTAATTCAGATTTTCCAAATGGAACTTATGCATATTTTTCTACTGTTGATAGTTCTACTAAAATTCCAATTTTTCCATATATAACATTCAAACATAAAGATGCTACTGATTCATATAATTATGATATTTTTAACACTCAAAATGATTTAACTTTAAATAGTGGATTATATAAAAGAAATATAACACCATCGGGATTAAAAGAAGAATTTAGATCTTATCCATTTTTAGAAACTCCAATTAATTCAAAAGTTACAATTAAAATTGATTCTACTACTAAATCTGGTATATCAACTATCAATGTTTTAGAATCTGGTGAAAATTATAAATCTAATGAATTAGTTAATTTTGGATCTAGTCTTGCTAGTGCTAAAATTAAAGATGTTTTAGGAAAAACAGTAGTTTCTGTTGCCACAAGTGAAATAACTGAAAGTGATGTAAGATTTGCATTTAAAGATAAAAAAGTTACAGGATTCACAACAATTCCACACAATTTCAAAGATTCTGACCTCATTGAAATAACTGGCATATCATCATCTGTTTATAAAAACATAGAGGGATTTAAAACTGTTGGTGTTGTTACAACTAAAACAGATTTAGCAGTTTCTATTGGTGATACTGCTACAACTGGAATTAATACATTTATAAGATTACAAGAACCAACATCTTCTGAAATATTTAAATCAAATGATCTAATTAAAATAGAAAATGAAGAGATGTTAATAACTACAGTTGATCGTTTAAATAATCGATATAATGTTGTTAGAAAACGCAATAATGTAGAATCTGCACATAGTGCAAATGCTGAAGTAAATTTATTGTCTCAACAATTTACTTTCAATATTGTTAAAAAATTAGAAAATAAAAATATAGAACCAAAAGCAGTAGAATTTTTTGATGCATCCTTTATAACTCTTGAAGGTATTGCTTATAATAGATCTGTTGGTATAGGTAGTACATCAAATAACATAGTTACAGGTTTTACAGTTGGAACTGGATCTAGTACTGCTATAATAGACTCATCAATTCCTAACTCTATTTTTCTTCCAAATCATAAATTTAAAACTGGAGATAAGTTAAAATTAACATCTTTTGATGAGGGTGTTATAAAAGCAAGTTTAGATGCAGGTTTTTCAAGTTTATTTGATCTGTCCACTGTTGAACCTTTAATATGTGTAAAATTTAATAATAATTTTATTGGATTGAAACAGGGTAGTGATTTGATATTTTTTAATGATCAAACAACTGGAAGTAATCATAAAATTGAAAGATTGTCAGGTGACGTTACAGGAAAAGCAATAAAAACTGCTGTTACTCTTATTTCAGATGATCAACATTTATTAGTTGCAGGTGATAATTTAAAATTAAATATATCACCAAACCAAACTCAAGAATTTATACTAAAATATAATTCTGCTGTGAATAAATTAATTGTTAATCCAGTTACATTTAGTCCAGCAGCAGTTGGTGTAGGGGATACAGTGTCTACTATCACAATTGCAAATCATGATTTTAAAACTGGAGATGCTGTA